TAATGGCACTTGCTACTTTTAAATATTTCCCTAAAATAAGAACTATTAATGCAGGGTTATTGTTCGTAGTATCTAAAAACTTTATAAAACAAACCTATACTGACGATATGATCCCTGCGTTATGGAAAAAATGGCTATCTAATTATTCACGTATGGAGATAGCGCATAGTAATAATGTTTGGAACGCACATCCAAGTGGTTTATGCAAACGACATTGTGTAGTTCTCGAGTGCATACATAACGGGAGTAACTAATGGCTTATACTAAATCGCCTAGACCTTACAAAAAAGAATACAAAAAACAAGTGGAAAGAAAAGAACACCCGAATCGTATGGAACGTCAAAAAGCTAGACGCGCTTTAGATAAGAAAGGTGTTAAGCGAAAGGGTAAAGACGTTAGCCATAAGAAGATGCTAAGCAAGGGTGGCAGTAACAAAGACGGTTACTTTTTAGAAAGCCCATCCAAGAATAGAAGCAGAAACGGCGAGAAGAAGACAAAAAAGGCTTAATTTAAAGCCCGTACAAAGCCGAAACAAAACCTCGGTGTGTGATTGTACCCTAGAAAAGTGACGAAAAACGCAGATTATATCTGTTGCAAAAGGAGAAGACATTGGCATTAGCTACGCAGAAGTATACCTTCACGGGTAAGTACAAGCCGTTTAACCATCAACGCAAGACGGCATTATTTTTTACACAGCATCAAAAATCATTTTGTTTTAATGAACAAGGCACGGGCAAGACGGCTAGTGCAATATGGGCATCAGACTTTTTGATGCAACAAGGCAAAGTAAAACGTGTCTTAGTTATATGTCCGTTATCTATTATGGATAGTGCATGGAGGAACGATCTATTCGACTTTGCTCCACACCGAACAGTTGCTGTAGCATATGGCGAATCTAAAAAACGAAAATCTATAATCGAACAAGGCACTGATTATGTTATCATTAACTATGATGGTGTTGAGATAGTGGCTGACACTATTAAGAAAGGTGGGTTTGATTTAGTTATTGTAGATGAGGCTACGCATTATAAAAATACACAGACCCGTAGATGGAAAACACTAAACAAATTATTACGTGACGACACGTGGCTGTGGATGATGACAGGCACACCAGCCGCGCAGAGTCCTATAGACGCTTATGGATTAGCTAAGCTAGTAAACCCAACAGCAGTTCCTAGATTTGGTGGTTCATTTAGAGATATGGTCATGACTAAGATAACTAACTTTAAATGGATACCAAAAGAAAATGCCACAACCACAGTGCATAGAGTATTACAACCTGCGATTCGATTTACAAAAGAAGAGTGTTTAGACTTACCAAGTATGACATATGTAAAGCGTGCCGTAGAACTTACTCGTCAACAAAAGAAATACTACGAACAACTAAAGAAGAAATTAGTATTGCAAATCACGGGAGAGCAAATCACTGCCGTAAATGCCGCAGTGGGTATGAACAAGTTACTGCAAATATCTGCAGGAGCAGTATACACTGACGATGGTGCGACTTTAGAGTTTGACATTAAGCATAGATACAAAGTGCTTAAAGAAGTTATTGATGAGTCGAGCCAAAAGGTTTTAGTGTTTGTACCATTTAGACATGCAATAAATATATTAACAGACAGACTAAGAAAAGATGGTGTGTCTGTGGAGGTAATCCAAGGAAGTGTGAGTGCACCAGCACGTACAAATATCTTTAAACAGTTTCAAGAAGCAGAAAGCCCACGGGTTCTGGTGATCCAGCCAGCTTCAGCCGCACATGGTGTTACGTTAACAGCCGCTAATACTGTAGTGTGGTGGTCTCCCGTTAGTTCTCTCGAGACTTATGCTCAAGCTAATGCACGTGTGCACAGGTCTGGACAAAAGCATAAGTGCACAGTTGTGCAGCTACAAGGTTCTGACGCAGAAAAACACGTTTACAGACTATTAGATAGTAGACTGGACATTCACACAAAAATTACCGATCTTTACAAAGAAATACTTGACTAAGTAATACATAGTCACTATATATAAAGTATCAGCAACGCAAGGGAGAACAATATGGCTGAAGATAACGAAGTGTCTGTGGATAAATTGACGGGGGCGTTTATAAAAATAAGGAACGCACGTGCTGTTTTGTCTACAGAGTTTAAAGAAAAGGATTCTATTCTTGTTATGCAACAAGATAAGATTCGACAAGGACTGCTTGACTACTGTTCTAATCAGAATGTTGAGAGTGCTAGAACCTCCGAAGGATCGTTTTTTAGAACGACTAAGACAAAGTTTTGGACAAGTGATTGGGAATCTATGTATGAATTTATCATGGAAAATAAAGTTCCCGAGTTCTTTGACAAGCGTCTTAATCAAACTAACATAAAACAATTCCTAGAGGAGAACCCCGATCTGATGCCCAAAGGGTTGAATACAGATACGGAATATTCAATAGTAGTAAGGAAGAAATAATGACTGGAAAATACGTACCAATCGAAGAAGTGGCTAAACACTTTTCTGTATCAATATCCACAATACGTGCATGGGTTCGTCAGAGTGACATTCCTAAAGACACCTATATAAAAGTAGGTAGCACTTATAGGTTTTGTGTAGAAGACGTAGCCGTTGCATTAACTAATGCAGAAAAGCAGAAAGAAGAGGTCGTGCATGTGGATAGTATTCCATTAGACACAGATCAAATTAACTTAGACGAAGACATGTAAGGGAGATACAGAATGTCAAATAACTTAACTATGAACTATAATATCAATAACGTGACGGCAATGTGGCCTAGAATAAATCGTACGTATAAGTACGATAGTGCAGAGCAGAGATCTGTTCCTTGCAATCCTACTGATGAGGGTTCAGCTTATACATTGCAATTTCGTATGAATGAAGAGCAAGCAAAAACTTTATACAAGCAAATGAAGTTAGCTTATGATTCAAAGAAAGAATCTAGTTGGCCTGAGAAGTTTGTTATGCCTTTTAAGAAAGATGACGATGGTATGTTTACACATAAAGCCAAGTTAAAAGGTGCTTATGGTAACGAACCTACGAGAAAACCTGTGCACTACGACGCAAAAGGTATTAAGTTACCCGAAGACTTTATGTTAACTAACTGAAGTCTTGTTAACGTGGCTATAGTTTTTGTTCCGTACAATATGCGTGACAATGGTGTGTCATTAAGATTAAGAGCCGTACAAGTTATTGATCTTAAACCAATGCAAGATGATTCTCCGTTTACTGCAGTCGAGGGATTTGAAGCAACTGCAAGTGATAATCCTTTTGAAGAGGACGCACCAATACAAGAACCCAAGAAAGTTGTTAAGAAAGTTACTCCCGAGCCTAAAAAAGGTGGAGATGACTTAGCATCCATAGTCGATAACTGGGACGACTAACACCAAGACTTTTACTGCGACTAGGATAATATCCGAAAAAGGTGTGTACCGACACCTCTGTCGTGGTGACTCTCGGTTTTGGTGGATATTATGGAAACAAATACATTTTTGAAAAGTGTGCTAGGAGATGGTGGATTTTATTCCTTACTAGCACTTCGCCCTATTGATAATGGTAGAATACAGAAGTTCTATCCTACTATTGGGCATCTAATTGATGAAGCGACTACCTTAGATAATGATGGGTATGACGTTTACTTTGGGCTCGCTACGTTTGAAAAGGACGGGTCTAGAAAAGTAGATAACGTAAAAGAACTTAAATCATTCTTTCTTGACCTCGACTGTGGTGTAGGGAAAGAGTATGCAAATCAAAGCGATGCTTTAGATGCACTACGTAAGTTTTGCGACAAATTAAAATTACCTAACCCTTTAAAGATTAACTCGGGTCGAGGTGTGCATGTGTATTGGAGGCTATCTGAGCCAGTAGGTATAGAGAATTGGCTACCCGTTGCTACTCGATTAAAGAACATGTGTGCACAGCATAAGTTGTTAGCAGACACTTCTGTAACGGCTGATGCCGCTCGTGTGTTGCGAGTTCCTAAAACGCATAACTATAAGACTGATCCTCCCGCAGAGGTAACTTACTTTGGTATCGACAACCCCGATCCTATAAATTTTGACACATTTTCTGAATTGCTTGGTAACGATCCTATACCAGCACCTAACAAGTACGATCCTGCAGATGGCGTTGTTTCTCTAGATTCTATATTAAATAATAGAGAGAGTGTGTTCAAAGATATATTGACAAAGACAATAGCAAAAAGAGGTTGTAGTCAAATACATAATATAATTAAGAACCAGCAAGAAATAAGTGAGCCTTTATGGAGAGCAGGTCTATCTATTGGTAAGTTTTGTTCTGACTGGGAAAAAGCTGTTTACATCATGTCTAAGGATCATTCGGACTACACACAAGAAGATACACATAAGAAGATGGAGTTAATAAAAGGTCCGTATTTGTGTAACACATTTGACGAATATAATACTGGTGTTTGCACAAAATGCCCTCATTGGGGTAAGATAAAGTCACCCATAGTTATAGGGCAGAGAATAAAGGAAGCAACAGAGGAGGATAACATAGTAGAAGCACCTGCCGTTAATCTTCCAAACTCTCCTACAAATACATATGTTATACCTCCATATCCTAACCCATACTTTAGGGGCGCAAATGGTGGAGTTTATGTTCGTACTCGTAATGCAGACGGAGATCCCGATGAGAAAGTAATATACCATAACGACTTATACGTTGTTAGGAGATTACGTGACGTAGAAATTGGTGAGGCAGTTGTTATGCGATTGCATTTACCTAAAGATGGAGTAAGAGAATTTACTCTCCCACTAACTGCTGTTACATCACGCGAAGAGTTTCGCAAGTATATGTCTATGCAAGGTGTAGCTGTTACAAGAATGGATGATATTATGCAATACACGACAACATGGGTAAATAATTTACAAGCTAACAGTGTGGCAGACGAAGCACACAGACAGTTTGGTTGGACTGGAGATGAGTGCAAATCATTTATAGTTGGCAACCAAGAGATATTTAAAGACAAAGTTGAGTTCAATCCTCCGTCCACACAAACAGCGGCATTGTTCCCATCGTTTGAACCACGAGGTACGATGGAGGCTTGGAAAGAAGCTTTAAATTTTTATAATAAAGATGGTTTTGAGTTACATCAATTTGTGGTTGGCACATCATTTGGTTCCCCACTGATGCACTTCTTGCCAATAAACTGTGCGGCTTTACACATATATAGCAAGGACTCGGGTGTTGGTAAGACAACAGCTATGGCTGCCGCTGTGTCGGTTTGGGGTAGACCTGACGACTTGATAATACATGAACGGGACACGTTCAATACCAAGATGAACAGAGGAGAAATATACCATAGCTTACCATTATATATGGATGAGTTGACCAACACGAGTGGTAGAGAATTAAGTAATATAGCGTATCAACTAACGGGTGGTAGGCAACGAGGTCGTATGGCTAGTGGTAGTAATACTGAGCGACACCGTGGAGAAGCATGGAGTTTGCTTGCAGTCACTACGGGTAACACAAGTATTATTGAACGTATAAGTATAATAAAAGCTATGCCTAAAGCAGAAGCCCAAAGAATATTAGAGTGCCGTGTAAAGAAGATACACTTTGAGACTAAAGAAGAAACAGATTTATTTAGTGCGTCTATAGAAGAGAACTACGGACATGCAGGTAAAGAGTACATGCAGTATATAATGAACAACCTATCAGCTGTTAAGACGTTACTAGCACAAGTACAACAGCGTGTGGATAAGTCTGCAGGTTTAACAGCCGAGAATAGATTTTGGTCTGTTCTAGTGTCAACAACCATTACTGGACTACTAATAGCAAAACAACTAGGGCTAGTGGATTATGATTCAGAGAAAGTATACAGATGGGGAGTAGCACAACTAAAAGAAAACAAACGTCAAGTATCAGACATGAACATATCAGTTGAAGAGATACTCAATGATTTTATACATGAGCATTGGAGTAATGTGTTGTGGATAAAAAGCACTGATGACTTGCGTAAGCAACATGATATTGACAATGATTCTTTGATTATACCCGAAGCCGTGCCTAGAGGTAAGTTAGTTGCACGATACGAGACTGATCTAAAACGTGCGTATCTTCTACCTAAACCATTGAAGGCTTGGTGTGGAGAACAACAGATAAATTATAATTCGTTTATACACGACCTTACAACGAAGTTAAAAGCTACAAAGTCTAAGATGAGGTTGAGTAAAGGCACACATATGAATTTACCCCCCACTGATGTAATAATTGTAGATTGTTCCGTAGAGAAATTAGATGGCAATACTGAAGAAGCATAACCTAAACCCCGATGGGGTGCGTATAATAGTTAACTGGAATGACATGGTAATAGGTTCTTCTGTGTTCATACTGTCAGTTAACACCCAGGAAGCACTTAGCCAAATCAAAAAAGTGATGAACGATAAAGGCTGGGAGTATCAGATGCAGATACGTGTAGAAGATGAGAAGCTAGGCGTACGGGTTTGGCGACTTACTTAAAAAGGATCATACTCATTCATATGATCTAGTAGCATTGCTCTATTTTTAGGGCTTAACGTAACTCCATTGTGCATCTTAGCTGATGATAGATAGTGCATTTTCATAGACCTAAGTATG